ACCCTTCCGCAGCTTCACCGAGCGCACGCCGACGGTGAAGTCGCGGTCGATGTGGCCGTGCTCGACCAGCCACCGGGCGAACGGCCGCAGCTTCGTGAGCTTCGACTTCGCAGTGTTCGGCTGTTCGACGTGCGGTGCGAGCCATGCCTCGACGTCGCCGCGGTTCACGTCGCGCAATGCGGTGCCGTGGCAGTGGCGGGCGAAGGTGCGAAGCGTCGCCCGGATCACTTCGCAGCTCGATGGTGCGAGCTCGCCGGTGGCCCGGCGCTCGCCGATGTAGGCGTCGATCAGTTTCCGCACAGCAACCCCCGTCGCGTCCTCGGATTGATCGACCGCTCGAAGCATCGGTTTAGGACTCATGCCGCGACCTGCACCGATGCGTAATCCGCAGGTTCTGGGTTCGAGTCCCAGGGGGCGCACACCGAGACGACGCCGGCTCCTTCGGGGCCGGCGTCGTCGCCGTTTTGGTCGCCGAGCAGCCATGCCTCGGACACGCCGGTGACCTGCGCCCAGGCAGTGATGGCGTAGCGGCGCGGTTGGATGGCGCCGGTCTCCCAGTTCGTGACGGTGTTTTTGTGGACGCCGAGCACCTCGGCCATCTGGCGGGTGGTGAGCTTGGCGACGTCGCGCCGAGCCTTGGCTAGCCGGTCGCCCAGAGTCCACGTCGGGATGATGGTGGATGTCATGCCACGAGCATGCGCCATAACCAAAGCTTTGGCAACACCCGAGACTATGACAGTAGCAAAACGATTAGATATTCGTTGTGCTATGGCCTAATGATTGACCGGACGCTCGCCGCTGTGCCAATCATTGGGCCATGGCACAACCGCTCGACCTGATTCCGTCCCGGGAGGTCGCCCGCCGACTCGGCGTGGACGTCTCCACCGTCGCGAAGTGGGCGCGCGACGGCAAGCTCCGGCCCGCCTACGAACACGACGGGCTGCGCGGCGTGCGCCTGTTCCACATCGCCGACGTCGAGCGCTTCGTGTCCGAGCGTGCGTCGTGAACCCCGAGCTGTGGGCTAACGAAGACGCCGCAGCGCTGGTCGTCGCCCGCAAGGTCCTCGACGGCGACACCAGCGCCGTCGCCTACGGCCGCGGTGGCGCCTACCGGGTCGCTGCGGTCGCGGTCGAGCTCGACCGTCACCCGTCCGGCGTGCGGCGCGTCGCCCCGCCGGTCGTGTGCTCGTTCCACCAAGAGCAGTGGCTGCGCATCTGCTGCCTGCTCGGACAGCTGAGGAGCATGGCATGAAGGACTACACGGTCCGCCGCAGCGGCGAAGACCTGTTCGTCACCCGCTACGACCGGGACACAGACCAGTACGTCGACGTCGGTTCGTCCGACCCGCACGAGGTGCTGAACCCGTCCGGCGTCCCGATCGCCTACGGGATGTCGTGGCGCACGGCCCGCAAGGTCGCCGATGCGTTGAACGCGGTGCGCGACAACGGGTGGCTGTCATGACGCTGTCCGGCTTCCAGGCGTTGTGCGTGCTGGCTGTCATGTGCGCGCTGTTCCTCCGGTTCGGTTGCGTGCGCGAGACCTCCCCGCACCGCAGGCACGGTTGCGGGTCGCAGGGCGAAGGCACCGGGGTTCCCGGCCCCGGTGCCTGCCGCCCCTGTCAGGACTGCGAGGACGTCCGATGATCCCGTTCATCGCCGGGCTGTTCGCCGGCACGTTCGCCGGCGTCGCGCTCGTCGCGTTCGGCCGGGCCGGTCACCAGTGCGACTGCCAGGTCCCGACGCTCGGCCGCGGCACGTGGCTTGTGGTCATCGACGAGCACGGCGAGCTGGCGAAGTGCCAGCCGCACGTGTGCATCGACGAGGCGTTCAAGCGGCTCGGCAAGTCGATGGGCGACGAGTCGTGAAGCTCGGTTCGCTGTGCACCGGCATCGGCGGACTCGACCTCGCCGTCGAAGAGTTCTTCGGCGCCGAGCTGGCGTGGTGCGCCGAGATCGACGGCGCAGCGTCACGCGTGCTCGAGGCGCGATTCCCCGGTGCGCCCAACATCGGCAACTTCGTCGGCGCGGCTCCTGAGCCGGTCGACGTGCTGTGCGGCGGGTTCCCCTGCCAACCGGTATCCACGGCCGGCAGGCGCGCCGGCGTCGACGACGAACGGTGGCTGTTCGATGACATCTGCGACCTTGTTGGCCGAATGGAGCCACGACCCCGCTGGCTTGTGTTCGAGAACGTGCGTGGGCTGCTCTCTGCAAACGACGGGGACGCTATGGCCCGAGTCGTTCACGGACTGGCCCGACTCGGCTACGTGGGATCGTGGCGGACTGTTCGAGCTTCCGACGTCGGAGCACCGCACCGACGAGAACGGGTGTTCATCGTTGCGCACCTTGCCAACGCCCCGAGCTTCGGACGGTGGGAACGAGAACGGCCACGGACGAACGTGGTCGACAACGGACTTCAACCTGCACTCGTGGGCTCGCCAACAGTTCGCGTTACTGCCGACGCCCTCTGCCTCGATGCCGAACGACGGAGAGCCGGCCGAGCAATGGCTGGCCCGCTACGAGAAGCACGCGACGAAGACCGAGGGCGCGACGAGGGCAGGCATGCCTCTCGGCATAGCGGTGCAGCTTCTGCCAACGCCGACGACACAGGACGCGGCGAACTGTGCGGGACCGTCGCAGCTCGAACGCAACAGCTTGCCGCTGAACACGGTCGTGGCGCTCTTGCCGACGCCGACGGCGTGGCTGGGGCGCCGGGAATCGCACTCGACCGGCGACCCGGAACGGTGGACGAACCCGGAACGGTCGAACGAACTGTCGGACTGCGTCGCGTGGATTTCGGCACTTACGCCGAAGCAGTCGCCCGATGGGCTGATCTCCTGGGTCGAGCCGCCCCTGCACCTGTCGACGACCGACGACGACTGAACCCGGCGTTCGTCGAGTGGATGATGGGCTTCCCGGCCGGGTGGTGCACCGACATCCTCGACCGTCGCACCGACGCGTTGCGCTGCCTCGGCAACGCCGTCGTGCCGCAGCAGGCCATGCACGCACTGTCGCTGCTCGTGCGGGAGCCGTGTGGAGTCGGTTGACCTCGAGCAGCTCGACCGTCCGCAACTGCTGGCGAGGTTCCGCACAGCGGACCCGGTGACACGCCGGGCGATTCAGCGCCGGCTGCAACAACTCGACGAACAACCGGCGCCACCACCCGCGCGAAAGGCACCACCGATGCAGGAATCGCAGTTCAGGGATTCCGTGCGTCGGTTGCTGCCTCCCACGACGCGTGCGTGGTGGTCGCTCGCACAGATCGCAGAGACCCTCGACCGGAGCACGGCCGAGTGGAACGAAACGAAGGGGAAGAAGTGAACGAACAGCTAACGCTCACCGCTGCGCCCCGCACCCGCCACGATGACCCGTCAACGAGCGTTGACGCGGCCGGGCGGGTCGCGAAGGGCAGCGACGAACTGGAACGCACCATCGCCGAGGTGGTGGCGTGGCACACACGCCCGGTGGTCGCGGAGGACATCGCACGGGCGATCCTTCGCAGAACCGACCGGTGGACCGCGCCGACGATCGTGTCCGCCGTGACCCGTGCCCGGAAGCGTGGGTTGATCGTCCCCGCCGGCACCGGCGTGACGTCGCGTGGCAGCAACGCCACGGCCTACAAGGCGGCCTGACGTGGACCAGCTCCGACTCATCGCCGTCGGGCAGGAGCAGCTGACGTCGGACGACTACTACACGCCGAAAGACGTGTTTGACCGTCTGGCCATTGAGTTCGACATCGACGTGTGTGCCCCTCCGGGTGGCATCCCGTGGATACCAGCAAAGCGCTTCTTCACACAGGAAGACGACGGGCTGTCGCAACCGTGGACCGGTCGGGTGTGGATGAACCCGCCGTACTCCAACCCGACGCCGTGGGTTCGCAAGTTCATCCGCCACGGCAACGGCATCGCACTGGTGCCGCACGCCAAGAGTCAATGGCACATCGAGCTATGGGCTGCTGCTGCTGCTGCTGCTGCTGTACCGCCTCGTTACAGCAACTTCATCGGAGGTTCGATATTCATGCCCGTTTGGTTCGCAGCGTTCGGCGACGAGTGCGTCGAAGCGCTGTCACGTATCGGTGTTGTGCGCGTCCTGCCTGGGGCTGCGTCATGAACACCTGGCAGGAAGACGCACAAACGCTGCTCGACAACCTCACAGCCGCTCACACGGCCGCCGTGGAGTCGACGGACGACAAGGACCAGCGGGTGCACCTGGAGCTGGCGCAGGACGCCGCCGCACGCCTCGCCTGGGTGCTTGAGCTGGCGTTGATGGACAGCACGATCTGGGCGGGTGAGTCGTGGTGAGCGAACTGTCCCGCATCAATTACGGCACGACCAGCACTTACCGGAAGGCGCATCGCATGAAGCGGTGCAAGGACTGCGGCGGGTTCGTCCGCTGGTGCGAGAAGCCGAACGGCTGGCACGTGAAGCTCGACTGGCATCCGTCGTCCACGGGCCGGTGGCGGGTCAACGACAAGGGGCTGGCCGAGGAGTTGCCGCCCGCCTACGCCGGCGGGCACGGCATGTACGACCGGCACGTCTGCCCGGAGGTGCCCCGTGGCTGACGACTCGCTCGTGGCGGCGCTCGCACGGGCACAGGCCGCTTTCCCGAAGATCGGCAAGGCGCACGAGAACAGCCACTTCCGTAGCAAGTACGCCGACATTGCCGACGTGCTCGACGCTGTCCGCCCGGTGCTCGCCGCCGAGGGCATCGCCGTGTCCCAACCGACCCGTGTCACCGAACACGGCGTCGAGCTCCTGACGGTGCTCATGAAAGGCACCGAGCGCATGGAGTCGAGCTTTCCCATGCCGGCGAACCTGAAGCCTCAGGACACCCTCGCATGGTCCACGTATCTGCGTCGCGGTCAGTTGTGCTCGATGCTCGGCATCCACCCGTCCGGCGAGGACGACGACGGGAACACGGCGCAGGCCGCCCAGGCGCCGGCACGCAAGAAGATCCCGGCGAAGGTCACCGAGGACCGCACGCCCCGCAACACGGACGCACCGATGCCGGACGGCGAAGCGTTGTCGTTCGACCAGCTCGTGCAGATCAACGAGCACTGGAACACGTACACGGACGCGGACGTGCGCAAGGCCCGCAAACGGGAGTTCGCCGCACGGTTCGGCGACCCGAAGACAGCGACGGTCGACCAGTGGCCCGCCATCGAGGCGTTCATGGCGGAGGCTCCGTTTTGAGTCGCCAGGTGACCCCGATCCCGAAGAAGAAGACGCCGAAGCGCGGCCAGTCGGCCGCCAGCTTGAAGCGCAAGGCGACGACCCTGCACAGCATGGTGGTGCGGGCCCGTGCCGGCTACGCGTGCGAACGCTGCGGGACCGTCGACGGGCAGCTGCAGTGCGCGCACATCGTCTCCCGGCGTTACACGGCGACGCGCTGCGATCCGTTCAACGCCTGGTGCCTGTGCGCAGCGTGCCATCGCCGTCTGACCGAGCACCCCGACGAGCACGTCCAGTTCGCCTACGCCACCCGAGGCGAAGCCGGTTACGCGGCGCTGAGGGCGTGCGCGTACGCCGGGCGGGGCCAAGTGATGTCGGCGGCGTTCTGGCGGCAACAGGTCGACAGCCTGTCCGCCGAGCTGACGAGGTTGACCCGATGAGGGAACACGGGACACGTTCCGCGTACAACCACGGCATCAACCCCGGCGAACGAGGTTGCCGGTGCGACGCCTGCTGCGAAGCGAACCGGGCGTACGAACGGATGCGCTCCAAACGCGACATCCGTATCCGTAAAGGCCAAGCCGCACCCCGGTTCATCGACGCCGGCGAAGCACGCCGGCACCTGCTGTGGCTCCACGACCAAGGCGTCGGTGCACGCACCGTCGCAAGCATCCTCGGCTGCAACGTCAAAACCGTCCAAGAGATCCGTGACGGCGTGACGCGCCGCACCCGCCCGAATCGTGCCGCTGCGATCCTCGCCGTAGGCACGCACCGCCGCCCCGAAGGGTCCCTTGTCGACGCAGCAGCGACATGGGAACGGATCGACGAGCTCGTCACACGTGGCTGGACGCGCGGCGAACTGGCGGTGCTGCTCGGATCGACGTCGAAAACGCCGGCGTTGCAACTCGGCCGGGACAAGGTCACCGAAGGCAACGCCCGGAAGGTCCGTGACCTGTACGACCGGCTGATGGCCGACGTGGTCGCGCAACGCGAACAGGTCAGGGACCGGCAGCGGGCGCATCGGGCGAGGAGCGCAGCGTGAGGCTTCCCGCACCGTCCCCGGAGCTCCTCGAGCACGAAGCCCGCCAGCTGGAACTGCACGACGCCTACGCCGCCGCCGTGATGCGCAAGTGCGCGCAGGCGTGGCGCCAAGAACGAAAGGACCGCACCGATGGGTGAGCTGATGTCCGCCGGGGGCCGTGCCCGCAAGGGCGGCACCATGACCCTCGAGGAGTGGCGGCGCCAACCGGACTACACGCCGCCGGCGCCGTCACGAGGCACCCGCACCGCCGCCGAACCGGTCGAAACGCTGCCGGATTGGCGCGACCAGGCTCTGTGCCGCATCGACAAGAAGCCCACAAGCTACTTCTTCCCCGCCGAAGGCGACCAGTACGCACGCATCCGCATCCCGGCGTACTGCCGGCGCTGCGAAGTCGCCGAAGAGTGCGCCGTGTGGGCGATCGCCGAAGGCATTCCGTGGGGCTGGTTCGGTGGCCTGTCACCGCAGCAGCGCGCCAACCGTGCGCAACCCACGATCATCAACACGTCCCGTCCGCCACGCCAGCACGGGTTCCAGCGCTACCGGTTCGGCCCGTGGGGCAAAGAACCTCGCAACGGTTGCCGTTGCGGCACGTGCACTGCCGCCGCCAAGGAGCGGTGGGCGGCAGAAACGGCACGGGGAGCGAAACGCACCGGGGCGACCCGATGACCCTGGAGCGGCGGGACGACGTTTACCCGCTGGCATCGTTCCCGGAGGAATACCGAGAAGCGATCGCCCGCGCTGTCGCCGCTCCAACCCCGCCAGAGAAATGGCTGCACCTGGGGCCGTTCTTGCCGGACGGAAGATGGACGGCGGCCATCCCGAGTCGCGCTTGGTACGAGTGGCACTGGGCGCGAGGCATTGACCCTGACGCCAAGCGTGAACGGCTTAATCCGTGGTTGCGAGTTCAGGTCATCGAACGTGACGGCTATGTCTGTGGGCTGTGCGGCGACGACGTCGACCCGGACGATGTCCACATTGACCACATCATGCCCTGGTCGCGCGGTGGCAAGCATGAGCTGTCGAACCTGCAAGTCGCACACTCGACGTGCAACCTGCGCAAAGGGAATCGCGTCTGATGGCCCGGAACTACGCGCAGGTCCGGTGCAACATCTGGCACGACCCGGACTTCGCTGCGCTGTCCCCAGGCGCGCAACGCATGTACCTGCTGATCCTGTCGCAGCCGAAGCTGTCGATCTGCGGCGTCGTCGACTACCTGCCCGAGCGCTGGGCAAGGCTTGGTCGCGGCATGACCGCCGGCGACGTCGAACACCTCGTCTGCGAGCTCGCAGCGGCCCGGTTCGTGCTCCTCGACCTCGACCACGCAGAAGTGGCGGTGCGGTCGTTCGTGAAACACGACGGGTTCGCCGGCCGCTGGCAGATGGTGTCTGCCATGTGGGCTGCGTGGGAAGCCGTGTCGTCACCGGCGCTGAAAGAAGCGCTGGTCAGGGAGATGCCCGACGAGGTGTGGTCGCACGACAAGGCAAAGGCACCGGCAATGGCAATGGCTATCCGATTGGCAATCGCTGACCCTATGCCAACACCTGCACCTACACCTGCACATGCACCTGGCGCTCCGATCGACTTCGGCACACTCAGGGCGGCGCTCCGATGAACGCCTGGCGCGACGAAGCACGCACCGCCGCAGCACGCGACGCCATCGCCGCTGCACGCAACCGGCTCAGGGTCACCATCACCAAACACCGGTTCGACCACACCGCCACCTGCGTGCGCTGCAAAGCGAAGCACACCACCACCATCCCCGAGGAGGCGACAGCGTGGGCCGAGACACACGAGTGCTGAACCGTGTCGCGATCGTGTGGAAGCGCACGCTGCTCGTCTACGAAGCGACCTGCGACTGCGGCCTCCAGGCGCTGCGCTTCAAGCTGTCCGAAGCCGAAACGTGGGCGCTTAGCCACACCTGCAAGGAGAAGCTGTGACCACTCGTTTCGAACGCTGGGAGAACCGGCTGCACGACGCCTACTACGCGTCGCTCGACGAACCGGACGACGAACCGACCTTGACCGGCCCCGAAATGACCGCACTGGCGTTGTACACCGTCATCAGCATCGTCGACGAAGCCGAACCGGCCGTCGCGTCGTGGCTGAACACCGCAGACGCACAGTGGCTCGCCGACGAAATCGAAGACGTCGTGAACGACTTGCGCCGGCGGCTCGCCGCCCACGAGCACATGTTCCGTGTCCGGGCCACCGACATCGTGGAGCGGTTGACGTGATCGACGACCTGACCGACGCCCGCTGCGCCCGCTGCGGCGACGACACGTGGCTCACCCGGCTCACCGTCGGCACCGTCGTCTGCGAGTTCTGCTGCGACCCGATCGAGCTCGCCGAGCTGTACCCCGAGGAGACGAAGCGATGACCGCCCCCCGCTACGTGGTGTGCGAGATCTATGAAGACGGGGCGTTCGTGCCAAGAAGCGCGGTGCTGCCCGACGCCGAGCAAATCCACCTGACCATCAAGAACGGCACCGTCACCGCCGTGCCGATGATCGAGATCGACACGCGACAGGCGTATGGCTGTACGCAATACGCCGACGGCTCGGTGAAGTACATCTATGGCGACCTTGTTCACCCGTCATGCGACGGTTGCTGGGAACCTGCTGGTTATGAGGTGGCCCTGTGGGTCGACGCCACCGAGGAGAACCGGTGACCGCACACAACCACCGCACCCACGTCCCTGGCTGCTACCGGTGCGAACTGAGCCGAGACGAGATCGAGGCAGCGCGCCGAGACGGCGACGGCGACAACGACTGCTGGTACTGCCTCGGCGAAGGCGACTGCGAAGCGTGCACCGAGCGACGCGCCCTACAGGCCGAGGTCGAACGCCTCCGGGCCGAGAACGCCAAACTGCGCGCTGCGGCCACAGAGCTGAACGCCAGCGAGCTGCTGATCACCCTGCCGGCCGGCGACGGGTTCGCCAAAACAGAACGGTTTGTCGAAGCGGTCAAGGCCGCCATTGCTATCGAGCTCGACGCCATCACCCGACGGCTTGACGGGCTTGACGAGGAGACGAACCGATGACCATCACCACCCACCTGGCCGCCGGGCGCCTCGAGCAGCAGCTCGACCGTGCCCTCGCTGACCTGAACGCCGCCAGACGGCTCCTACGGGCCGCCGTTGCCCGCCTCGACGACGCCGAGCCCGGATACCCCGGAGGAGGCACCGGGGGCGGCAGCGGCGACGACAGCGGCCCTCTGCGCCAGCAGGTCATCCTGAGCGACGAAGCCCTGCGGGACCGTGCACGGCTCGAGCACCTGAGCGCCCAGGCCGAACAGCACGCACGAGGACTGCTCGGGCTCTGCCAGACATGGGGCATCCGCCGGGTCGGCGACACCGACCGGGAACCCGACGAACTGTGGTGCCGCTCCTGCCTGCGAGCCGGGCACATGGCACCCAGGCGCACCAGCAACGGCACCACCCACGGCGAACGGTGCCGCTGGTGCGACGACACCCTCCGGGCCGTCAACGTCGTCCGGCGCGAATGGTCCAAACAACCGATGGCCGAACTGCCGCTCGTCGCCGTCCGCTGGCACGCCGAAGGCCGGCGCACCACCGCCAAAGACATCGAAGCGTGGGCACGGGACAGGGCACGGCGGTGACGTGTTGACACCGGCACTTGCGGCTGGTACGCGACGTGCTACGGTACGCGTTGGCTATCCCGTTCGACGTGCGCCCGGCGTGCACCATGGGTAGTAGCGCCGGCAGACGCAGCGCCGCCTACGTCCGAGCCCGCCGTGAATTCCAATCCGGCAAATATAAATGCTGGATTGCGTCGGGCCCGTGGTGCACCGGAGTCGGGACCACGGTCGACCACGACCCACCCCTGTCCGCATTCCCGGCGCCCGAATTGTGGCGCGGCGCATTTCGCCCGGCGTGCAAACAATGCCAGGACCGGCAAGGCGCCGACATCCGCAACGGCCGCACGCCGCCCGCAAATGCGTGGCAATGGTAATGCGGCCCGCATTCCACATTGCAAATGCGTTTTTTGGGAATGCAAAAATGCGAGAAGAGCCCGCTCTTTTCCATATATATTCGGAATGGAAATGCAATTCCCGACAATTGCATTTCCGTGGAATGCAATTCGGGGGGCGCATGAAGAAGGGCGCCCTTTCCGTTGCGGCGACAAAGGGGCGCCTCGACGGGCTGCGCGCCCTGCGCGACGTGCTCACGGCGCAGATCGAGGACCAGGCGACGCCGCCAGCTGCGGTCGCTGCGCTCGCCGGCCGCCTGACGACCGTCCTCGACCAGATCGAGGCGCTCGAGCGGGAGCAGCCGCAGAAGTCGAGGGTCGATGAGCTCGCGAACCGCCGCAAGACTCGGCGTGCAGGCGCCACGGGTGCTGCTGACGCCCCCGGGGATCGTGTCGACCGCCGGGCAGGAGGCCGCCGAGCTCGCTGAGCAGTGCGGCCTGGTGCTCGACCCGTGGCAACGCCACATCGTCGACGTCGCCCTCGGCGAACGGGCCGACAATTCGCTCGCCGCGCAAACCGTGAAGATCATCTGTTCGAGGCAGAACGGCAAGAATGTCGGCCTCGAAGTTGTGCAATTGCACGACATTGTGTTGGCCGGGGTGTGGTGGATTCACACTGCGCACCACGGCGTGACGATGCGCGAGTCGTTCAGCCGACTCTTCGGGCTCGTTGAGTCGTGCCGCGAGGTCCGCGACCGGATGACGCTCAAGTACGCGTCGCCGATGTCGGGCTATGAGATGCAATTCAAGGGCGGCGGGCGAATTCGCTTCATCGCCCGGACCAACAATTCCGGCCGCGGCCTTTCTGGCGACAAGCTGGCGATCGACGAAGACCAGGACGCCAACGACGCCGCCCTCGGTGCATTGTTGCCGACAATCTCAGCGAATTCCGATTCGGGCAATTCGCAGGCCTGGTATATCGGCTCGGCTCCGGGCCCTACGTCATTCGTCTCGCATCGGATGCGCCGCCGTGGCCGCAACCCGGCGCCGGGCGACAACCGGTTCGCCTACTTCGAGTTTTCGGCCGACCCGGCCGCCGACCTCGACGACCGCGACGCCTGGGCGCAAGCGAACCCGCGGCTCGGCCGGGGCATGACCGAGGAGTTCATCGAGTCGGAGCGCCAATCGATGTCCGACGAGATGTTCGCCCGGGAGCGGCTGTCGATCTCGCCCGAGCACACCGAGAACAGCGAGCGGGTCTTCGGGCCCGGTGCGTGGGAGGCGGTGTGCGCGCACGACGTCGCGCAGCCGGCTGCGGGCCTCGTGTTCGCTGTCGACACGAACCCGGAGCGCACCCGCACCGCGATCGCGGTGGCGGGTGGCGGCGGCACGTGCGGCCTGGTCGATGAGCGCGACGGCACCGGGTGGGCGTTCGACGAGCTCGTGCGGGTCGCGCGCCAGCACGACGCCGCGGTGGCTGTGGCAGCGAAGGGCCCGGCGGCGTCGTTCATCCTTCCGCTCGAGCAGGCAGGCGTGCGGGTGATGCCTGTCGCCGCAGGCGACGTCCCGATCGCGTGCTCGTGGTTCTTCGATCAGGTGACGGCGCGCAGCATCCTCGTGAAGCGCCACCCGGTGCTCGATGCCGCCGTGACGAACGCTCAGCGCCGCGGCGCCGGCGAGGCGTGGGTGTGGGACCGACGCAGCGGCGACGTGTGCTCGCTCGTCGCGGTGACCCTCGCCGCGTGGAAGGCGTCCACTGCGGCACCGCTGGTGGACATGGCAGGGCAGGTGTGGTGATGGATCTGTTCACAACGCTGCTCGAGCTCGTGGGCCTGGTCGTGGTCTCGGTCGGTTTCGCGTTGATCTGGGCGCCTCTCGGGGTGATCTCGGCCGGTGTCGCGCTGGTTCTGGTCGGCTATCTGGTGGGCCGCTCGTGAGCATGTGGGCGCGCGAGCGTCGCTCTGCGAACCTGAAGTCGCTGTCCGAGATCCTCGTCGGCGCCGGCCGCATGCCGCGCAGCCGCTCGGGGCGCGCGATCAACGACGAGACCGCGCTGAAGATCGCCGCGTTCACGGCGTGCGTGAACCTGCTGTCGCGCAACATCGCCACCTTGCCGGTGCACGCGTTCCGCAAGCAGGCCGGTGGGCGTTCCGAGGTCGATCCGCAGCCGGCACTGGTGGCGTCGCCGTCGTCGCTGGTGTCGCGCACGACGTGGCTCGAGCAGATCATGCGGTCGCTGCTGATGCGCGGCAACGCGTACGGGTTCGCGACGCAGCTCGACCCGCTGGGCTGGCCGACGAAGATCGAGATCCTGCACCCCGACTCGGTGTGGGTCGAACAGGACGACCAGCTGTCCCCGGCCCGGTACTTCCGTCGTGCGGGCGGCGTGCGCGTCGAGCTCGACCCGGCACGGGTGATGCACGTGTCGGCGTTCAACATGCCGGGCTCGGTCGTCGGCCTGTCGCCGATCGCCTACATGGCGTCGACGCTCGGGCTGGCGCAGGACGCCGTCGACTACGGCTCTGAGGTGCTCGGCGGTGGCGGTCATCCGACGAGCGTGCTGTCGTCTGACACGCCGCTCACCGATGACCAGGCGACGCGTGCGAAGCAGCGGTTCCGTGACGCGACGAACGGCGACCGGCTCGCGGTGCTCGGCGGCGGCTGGAAGTACCAGGCGGTGCAGATCGCACCGAAGGACGCGCAGATGCTCGAGTCGCGGCAGTTCTCCGCGGTGGAGATCTGCCAGTTCATGGGGGTGCCCGCGACGAAGATCGGCGCGGCGATGTCCGGTACGTCGGTGACGTACGGGAACCGGGAGCAGAACCAGCAGGAGTACGTCGCCGATTCGCTGCTGTGGTGGGTCACGAACGTCGAGGAGGCGTGGTCGGCGCAGCTGCCACGCGGCCAGTACGTGCGGCTCAACATGGACGTCCTGTTGCGCCCGGACGCGAACGCCCGGTCGCAGATCATCGACCGGCAGCTTCGCAACGGCACCCTCAACGCTGACGAGGCGAGGGCGCTCGACGACCGGCCGCCGCTCCCGAACGACCAGGGGCAGCTGTTCATCTGGCCGCCCGTGGCGGCCGCTCCGACGCAAGGAACCCCCGCCAATGCGTGATCTTCGCAACCTCCCGCCGCAGGTCCTCGACCGCATCCGTGACGCGTTCGGCGCCGACGTGCTCGACGAACGCCACCGCGGGTTCGACATCGACTACCGGGGCCGCACCCTCGAGCACCGGGCGCACCTGGGCGTGGAGCTCCGCGCCGCAGAGGACGCCGACCCGGTCCTCACCGGCTACGCCACCGTCTACGACCACGCCTACCCGATCTTCGGCGGCCCGGAGCGTGGCGGGTTCAACGAGACGATCGTGCGCGGCGCCGCCGACAAGTCGGTCGCCGAACAGGACGACGTCTTCTTGTTCTTCGACCACGCCGGTCTGCCGCTGGCGCGCACTAGCTCGAAGACGCTCGCCCTCGAGTCAGACAAGATCGGCCTGTTCAACGAGGGCCGCATCGACCGCCGTTCGGCGTACTCGATGGAGATCGTGCACCGCGTCGAACGCGGCGACCTCGACGCCATGAGCTTCGCGTTCCAGGCGACCCGCCAGGAGTGGAACGCCGACTACACCGAGCGGTTCATCACCGAGGTGCGCCTGTTCGACACCTCGGTGGTGTCGTTCCCGGCGAACCCGGCGACGGTCGTGCAGGCCAAGCGCGACGCCGCCCCTGCGCCGGTGCGCGCCGGGATGCCGCTCGGGCTCGCACGCGCGATCGCCTCATCCCTCTGACCACCGGCTGACGCCGGGCGCACGCCGCACGCCACGCCGGACCCGCCGTCGCGGGCACCACCTGGCGGGCACCTGCCGCCCACCTCGCCGACCAGCAACAACCACACCAATCGTCCCAGGAGGACACCCCCTGTGAAGCTGATCGACAAGATCCGAACCGACATCCGCGCCGCGCTCGACGAGCGCGCCGCAGCCGACGCCGAGGTGAAGGCGATCGTCGCCGGCGCCGAGGCCCGCGGCGAGGACCTCACCGCCGAGGAGGCGGACCGGTTCACCGTCGCCCGTGCGAAGGTCGCCGACATCGACGTGCGCGTCGCCGGGCTCAACGAGCGCCTCGACGTGCTGAAGGCCGACGAGGAGGCCCGTGCCGCGGCCGAGCGTGTCGCCGCCGAGGTCGGCCGCTTCGAGCCGCAGCTGCGCGGCGGTCGCGCCGAGCGCACCTACCGTCCCGACGCCGACCCGCGTGGCCGCCAGTTCCTGCGCGACGTCGCCGCCGGCGCCATGTTCGGCGACTGGGAAGCGCAGCAGCGCCTCGCCCGCCACATGACCGAGGAGCGTGTCGAGCGCGGCGCCTCGTTCGAGTCCCGCGCCGCCGGTACCGGTGCGTTCGCCGGTCTCGTCGTCCCGCAGTACCTCGTCGACCTCGTCGCCCCCGCCGCAGCGGCCGGCCGCCCGTTCGCCAACATCTGCACCCGGCGCGACCTGCCGCCGACCGGCATGTCGGTCAACATCAGTCGGGTCACCACCGCCACCTCGGCGGCGGCGCAGACCGAGAACAACGCGGCGTCCGAGACGAACATCGACGACACGCTGCTGACCGAGAACATCTTCACCGTCGCCGGCCAGCAGACCCTGTCCCGTCAGGCGATCGAGCGCGGCACCGGCACCGAGGACGTCACCCTCGAGGACCTCGTGCGCCGCTACCACACCGCGCTCGACTCGAAGCTGCTCAACGACGCCACGACCGGCCTCACGAACGTCGCGCAGGCCGTCACCTACACCGATGGCACCCCGACCGCCGCTGAGCTGTACCCGAAGGTGTTGCAGGCCCAGTCGCAGCTCGAGGCCGTGATGCTCGACCAGGGCGTCGGCGAACTGTACGCCGTCATGCACTCGCGCCGCTGGGCGTGGATGCAGTCGCAGGTCGGCTCCACCTACCCGTTCATCGGTCAGCCCGGCTACGCCCCGTCGCAGGGCGGCGCCAACCTGGCGACCGGCTACGGCTCCGGTGTGCGCGGCATCCTCCCGAACGGCATCCGGGTCATCGTCGACAACAACATCGCGACGAACCTCGGCGCCGGCACGAACGAGGACGAGATCTACATCGTCAACGCCTCCGAGCTCCACCTGTGGGAGGACCCGTCGGCCCCGATGTACATCCGAGCCGAGCAGACCGCCGCAGCGTCCCTCGGCGTGCTGATGGTCGTCTACGGGTACGCCGCGTACTCGTTCCGCCGCTACACGAACGGCCACCAGAAGATCTCGGGCACCGGCCTGGTCACCCCGACCTTCTGACCCTGACGGCCCGCACCCGGAGCGGGTGCGGGCCGTCTCGGTTCCCCCATCGAGAGGACCCCCATGACGATCGAAGCTCTGCTCATCGAACGCGAGGGCTACGTGCGGCGCGGGCTCGCGCACCGGGTCGCGCAGGTCGACGCCGAGCTCGCCCGTTACGGCGTCAAGGTCGACGCCGAGCCGCCGGTGGAACGTCGCGCCGGTCGCCGCAAGACCGAGAGCTGATGGGCGACTACACGACGTTCCCGCAAGTCGACGCCCGACGCGGGAACCGCCTGGACCCGGCGAAGGCCGAGTTCATCGAAGCGAAGATCACCGTCGCGTCGCGCGCCATCGACCAGTGGTGCGGCCAGTCGTTCACCCCGGAGCTGTCCGCAACGGCGCGCACGTTCCGGCCGAGCGACCCCGAGGTGTGCCGCACCGATCCATTCTGGACAACGGTCGGCCTGGTTGTCGCCGTCGACTCGGGCGACGACGGCACCTACGCGACCACGATCACGAACTACGCGCTCGAGCGGTTCGGCGGCGACATGGCCGACGTACTCGAGGCCCCCTACGACACGATCGAGACGCCCAACTACACGCTCCCGGTGCGCAGCCGCCGCGCCCGTTCGGTGCGCGTCACCGCCAAGTGGGGGTGGGCTGCGGTGCCGGCTGCGGTGTCGGAGGCGTGCGAGATCCTCACCGACGAGCTCTACGCCCGCAAGGACGCCCCGTTCGGCATCACGGCGAACACCACCGACTTCGCCGGGCTGCGCATCGGCCGTGACGTCATGGCCCAGGTCGCATCGCTGCTCACCCCGTTCCGCCGCATCGAGCGCGTCATGGGTCTCGCGTGAGCCTGTCGATCAACGACGCGCTCGACGCGCTCGCCGCGATCGTCGAAGCCGAGTGCGGGGTGCGGTGCACGACCCTCGTCGACCGCCCCGAGCTCCCGTCCGCGATGGTGTACCCCGACGACCCGATCGCCGGGGACACCTACTTCCGCACGATGCGCGGCGGCGTGTTCGACCTCCCAGCGATCGTGCATCTCGTCGACTCGTCGGTGGAGCTCGACGGCCAGCAACGCTGGCTATGCGACCTGCTGTCGCCGTGGACTGACAACAGCATCCCGGCGGCGATCCTGCGGAACCCGACGCTCGGCACCGCCCCGAACGAGAACACCGGCAACGCCCTGGCGTCGCTGTCGGCGTCGGTGACCGGCGTCGACCAGATCGGCCTGTCGCTCCTGCCCGACGGCACACGGGTGTTGCAGGCCCGGGTGAAGGTGCTCATCAAGATGACCCGAGGTAGCTGATGCCCGCCTATGTCGACACCGGCTCGAAGGTGTGGCTCGGGTCGCTCGACCTGACCGCGCTGTGCTCGGGCTACCAGTTCGGTGACTTGAAGGCCGCCCGGGTCGCGTTCAACAACTACGCCGCCGGCGGCTTCGAGGAGAACAAGCCGGGGCTGCTGTCGGGCGACTGGTCGGCCGAGGTGTTCCAAGACCTCGATGTCGACAAGCTCGACGATCGGCTGCGCCTCAGCTTCGCGACGTTCCAGGCGCCGTTCACCGTGTTGCCGAACGACTCGAACCCGCAGCCCGGCGACCTGGCGTGGTTCGCCCGCGCGAACCTGCTGACCCGTGATCTCGGTGGCCGTGTCGGCGACGCCGCCACCGCACCGATGTCGGGCGTGTATGACTCGCCGTTCACCCGTGGGCTGCTGCTCGCACAGCCGACCTCACGCACCGCGTCGGGCAACGGCACCGCCGTCGCGCTCACCGGCCCGACCGCCGCACAGCGCCTGTTCGTCGCCGTGCACGTCTTCGAGCTCACCGGCCTGACCGGCCTCACGATCAAGGTCCAGTCCGACGACGCGTCCGGCATGTCGACCCCGACGGACCGCTACACGTCGTCGTCGTTCACGGCGCCCGGCTCGGCCTGGTCGGCGGTCGCCGGCGGCTGGTCGACCGAGACGCACCTGCGCGCGACGTGGACCGTCACCGGTACCGGATCGTTCACCGCCGCCGTGGCCGCGGCCGTTCTCTGACCCCAGGAGATCCCTATGGCTTCCTTCGTCCTCACCGAGGCCGTCGTCCAGTCCGCCACGGCGTGGACGGGCACGGCGCCCGGCCCTGCAAACCCGACGATCTCGGGGACGCTCAGCAGCCCGACCGACTGGACCCCGTGGCTGGAAGAGGTCAAGTTCGGGCCGAAGTGCGCGAACATCGACTTCAGCAACTTCGCCGACAAGGGCTTCATGTCGTCGAAGCCCGGCATGATCTCGGCCGACTTCTCGATCGTGTTGCAGCAGGACGTCGCCGCCGCTGCGGTCGACTCGGTGTTCGGCCCCGGCCTGCTCGCCAAGACCCTCTACTACTTCGACGTCAAGGCGACGTCCGCGACGCGCGGCACGTCGAACCCGTCGTGGGTCGTGGCCGCCTACATCGAGAACTACCCGGCGTTCGGCGGGGCGGTCGGCTCGAAGGCGACCGTCGAAGTCGGGTTCATGCTCGCCGGGAAGTTCGCCCGCCTGACGGCCTGACATGCCCGCCACCGGCATCGAGATCGACGGGCACGTTCAGCTGAGCCGTGCGCTGAAGAAGCTCGAGCCAGAACTGGCGGCCACGCTGAAGGAAGAGCTGAAGGCCGTGGCCGAGCTCGTCGCCACCGACGCCCGCCAGCGTGTCCCGGAGAAGAGCGGCCGGGCGAGGGGATCGATCCGCGCCGGGGCGGACAACAAGGGCCCGTACGTGGCCGGCGGCAAAAAGGCCGTCCCGTACTACGGCTGGCTCGACTTCGGCTCGCGCAAGCCAGTGAAAGGGCACCCGCGCAGTTACGGCCCCTGGTTCAAGTCCGGGCCGGGACCGGCGCGCGGGCGGTTCATCTACGCCGCCGTCGACGCCAACGAGGACGAGATCTACGAGGCCGCTGTGGCGGCGTTCATGAAGGCCCGCGACGCCGCGGGGTTGGGGGAAAGCTGATGCTGTTCAAGCTGACGTTCGACGTCGTCCACGTCGACGGCACCCGCATGACGGTGACGACGAGGCCGGCGACCGAGGTGGCGTTCGAGCGCCGCTTCGGCCGCACACTCGCGTCGCTGTTCACCACGGCACCGTTCGACAAGGTCCAGGGCGACGACGTCGACGTCGCCGCGTTCGCCTCGTGGTTCGGCGAGTCGTTCCGCTCCGAGTGGACGTACTTCCTCGCCCACCACGCGTCGCGCAGCTCGCTCGACTTCGACGCCTGGCTCGACACGGTCGACGCGATCGAGTGGCGGTTCGCCGAGTCCGCGGACCCTACCCGTCCGGTTCCGTCGGCGAGCTGATCTGCGCGCTCGCCCTGCGGACCGGGATCTCGCCGCGTGAGCTCGCCGAGTGCGACCACGCCGACCTGCTGACCATGCTCAACCTCGCGATCGCCGAGAACGACGAAGTGAAAGCAGCGGCCCGTGGCTGACACCTCCGTCAAGGTCTCGTTCGTCGGTGACGCCGAGAACCTGAAGAAGGCCGCAGCCGGCGCCGGCACCGCCGTCGAGGAAGCGGCCGACAAGGTCAAGAAGTCGTCGAAGGAGATGGGCGGCGGCTTCGAAGGCCTCCGTGACGGCGCCGACGACACCGAGCGTCGCGTCGTCGGTTTCCGCGACGCGCTGACCGGCACCGGCGACGTCATGAAAGGTCTTCGCGACGGTGACATGGTCACCCTCGCCACCGGTTTCGCCGACCTCGCGTCGTCGGTAGCGAACCTCGGCGCCGACCTGCTCGAGTGGGGCAAGAAAGCGCTGGAGGCCGGGAAGAACGTCGTCGCTGCGCACGGCGCGTCCGTGGTGGCGAAGGGCAAAGACATCGCCGCATCGGTCGCGCACCGGGTTACGACGGTGGCGTCGACGATCGCGACGCACGCCCAGACGGCCGCACAGTGGGCGCTGAACGCCGCCATGAACGCGAACCCGGTGATGCTCGTCGTCGCAGCGATCGCGGCGCTCGTCGCGATCGTCGTCATCGCCTACAAGAACAGCGAGACGTTCCGCGACATCGTCGACGCGATCGGCCGCACACTGCGAGACGTGTTCATCGGCGCGATCGACGCGGCACGCGAAGTCCTCGGCCGGTTCGCCGACATCATCAGCGACGTCATCGGCTGGTTCCGCGCCCTGCCCGGCCGGGTCGTCGAAGCGATCGGCGACCTCGCCCGCACGATCTGGAACGCGGTCGTCTCGGGCCTGGAATGGGTGCGTGACACGGCGCTACCCGGGATCATCGACGCGTGGCTCGACCTGTATGTGCGGCTCCCGCTGCGCATCATCGAAGGCATTGGCAACCTCGGCCGCAAGATCTGGGACGCCATCTCCAGCGGCCTCGGGTGGATGCGCGACCAGCTCGGCGACATCGTCAACGCGATCGTCGACTACGGCCAGAAGCTCCCCGGCCGGTTCATCGACGGGCTCGGCAACATCGGCGAAGCAGTGTGGGGCGCGATCCGGGCCGGCTGGGAAGCGTTGCGCGACCACGTCGGCCGACCAGTGCGCGAAGCCGTTGAGGACGTCGTCGACGGCTTTCGCCGCCTGCCAGGTCGCGTGCTCGAGTTCGTGCAGAAGATGGTCGAAGCCGGCGCAGCGATCGGCAAAGGCCTCCTCGACGGTGTCGGCGACGCGTTCAAGGCCGTCGGCGACCTCGCCCGCGGCATCGGCGACGGCATCCTCGAAGCGTTCAAGCAGGGATGGAACGCGGTCGCCAACGAGATCAACAGCTTCCTGCCCAACGACGTCGGCTTCGACACGCCCTTCGGCCGCGTCGGTGTCGACCTGCCCGACAACCCGGTGCCGCGCTTCCACACCGGCGGCATGGTCCCCGGGTCGGGTGAGGTCCTCGCACTGCTCAAGGGCGGTGAGGCCGTGTTCACCCCCGACCAGCTCCGCGCGCTCGGCAATGTGATCGGCACGACCGCCGCAGCACCCGTTGCTCCGTCGGTGTCTATTCAAGGCGGTGTGCACGTGCACGTCGATGGCCGCTTCTCCGGTTCGGCAGGTGAACTCGGCGCAGTCGTCACCGGCCAGCTGAGCCGTCAGCTCGCCGTCATGTTGCGTGGGGCGGTGGCCTGATGGGGTTCAACCCGAACGCCACCGGGACGCTTGGTTTGGAGTGGGCGCCGACCGTCGAGTCGGCGACACCGCTGACGACAACTACCGACTGTGTGGCGTGGAAGGTCGCGTCCACCGCGACCGAGACGATCTCCACGATCTACTTGCCGCACACGTGGTCCGGGCCGTCGAGCGGCTACGGCAAGCTCGTCGTCGACGTCTACAACCTGGCCGACACCGGCGCCGGGAGCTCGCCGACGCAGACCCGCTACGCCCCGAACGCGACGGCGAGCAACACCAACATGTTCGCCCCGTACCCGTGGGCGTCGGTGACGACGACGGCGCACACCTACGTCGACGACGGCGCCACCTACGACGACAGCAACTATCTGGCGTTCGCGAACACGTCGCGCGCACGGTTCGAGTTCGGCACCGCCGGCCACACCGGTGCCGTCCAGTCGGTCAGCTTCGAGATCCGCGCCATGGGCTACTCGGGCACCACGCCCCGGGCGAACGTCGACCTCTACTACAACGGGTCGCGCGTCTCGACCCTGGCGACGCTCGCGCCGCCGGCCGACAGCGACGACGTCGGCCCCAACTTCCCGAAGTGGCGCACCTACACGGTCGGCCCGTTCGTCACGAATCCGCGCACCGGTGTGGCGTGGACCGCCGCGGACATCACCAGCTTCGACGCGTCGGGCACCGGCCATGCGTTGCAGATCGAGCTCACCTCCGGGCTCGTCGGCGTGTCGTGGGTGTCGATGATCGTCTCGGCCGGCACCGACAAGCGCGTCGCCACGGGCAGCACGGCGACGCAGACGTCGCTCCCGTCGGGCGTGCAGACCAACCTGCCCGTCACCCTCGCCGCGAACTGGGCCAAGGCCAGCGGCACCACCTATCTGCTCGTCGCGCGCCGCGCCGATGACCCGACCGGCGTCGCGCAGGCGCTCGTGCCGCAACCGCTGTACCTCGCCACCGACCCGTGCCCGCACGGCCAGGGCGTCCGCTACACGACCACCATCGACTCGTCCGGGTTCGTGTCGGCGAACGGCGACGCCGACACGTCGCGGACCGTGCCGTTCTGGCTCGGCACCTCCGGCGGCGCACAGTCGGCCGACAGCCAGCCCTACTGGGACATCGACGTGCGCGCCGTGTCCACCGGCAACACCGCCCGCCAGCTGTTCTCCGGGGCGGCGGCGGTCGCCTACAAGAAGCTCCGGTTCCTCGTCGCCACCTCGGCCTCGGCGGCACCGACGGCGGCGCTGACGGTGAAGATCAAGAAGCAGTCCGACAACACCCAGGTTGGCGGCACCGGCACGCTCGCCGTCGCCGACCTCGCCGACACCGAGAAGGCCACCGCCCTCGGCACGTTCGGGGCGTACAACCTGTACCGGGTCGGCATCGACCTGGCGTCCTCGGCGACCCTGGCGGCGGCGACCGGCTACTACTTCGAGTTCGACACCACCAGCACGAACCCGTGGCAGGTCGTCTACCTCGACTCGACCGCCGGCCACGCGCTCACCGGGAACATCACCTACGGCGGGTCGACCGATGTCGCCTACTGGTCGGCGGCGAACCAGGCGGCGCGCGACTTCACAGTGACGATCTCGACCGCGCCGTCGGCGCCGAGCTCCATCACCGTCACGAACACGACGACGACGATCAACGGCGCGACGCTCGACTACGCCGCCGTCTCGTGGGTCAACGGCGGGACGCTCGGTGCGTCGTTCCTGCGCTGGGACGTCGACCGCAGCGACGACGGCGGCACGACGTGGCTGCGGGTCGCGACGATCTCCACCGAGGCGACCGTCAGCTTCTCCGACTATCACGGCAAGCGAGGCACGGCGGCGAAGTACCGGGTCCGCCAGGTGCGCGCCGACGGGTCGTCGTCTGACTGGACTACCCAGTCCGGCACCGTCACCCCGGTCGCTGCGTCGGGCGCCTGGGCGCTGTTCACATCGAACGCGTCGCCGTCCTCAACGGTCGGCTACACCCCGGATGGCACCACCTGGTCGGCGTCGTTCCTGTCGGCCGCCGAGGTTGTGTTCGTCCCGCTGCACGACCGCGACTACCAGGCGTCGTTCCGGCCGCTCGAGGAGCGTGGCGCACGCTGGGAGTGGACGTTGCAGGTCCACACGTCGCAGGCCACCCCGTCGGGCGGGCACGGCCTCCGAGTGTTCGACGCGCTGCGCGCCATGTCGAAGGTGTCCGGGTCCATCTGCCTGCACACCGCCGACGGCGAACGGTACTTCGGGACGTTGCAGGTCACCGACGGGCGCCGCGACTTCAACACCGGCGCCTACTACGCCACGGTGGCGTTCACGCAGACCGCCGCAGGCGAGGCGACGGTCGCGCTGTGAGCAACGCGCTCTTGGACCTCGACGTGACGAGCCGTGCCGAGAAGGTCCGGTTCGACGTCGTCGACCCGGCGGGCCGGGCGATCGGTGAGCTGCACCCGCAGCGGCCGTGCTCGATCGCGAACGACGCGACCGGGCAGATCAAGCGCAAGCTCACCGGGTTCGTCGTGACCGCCGACGAGTACGGCGACGTCAACCCGCTCGCCGACCGGGTCAAGCCGGTGTGGGTCCTCGACGACGGCACCGAGTGGCCGCTGGGCACGTTCCTGTTTGCCGAAGCGTCCACGGCGACGTGGTCCTACGGCGACGTCCTCACCGCCACGCTCGTCGACCAAGGGCTGATCCTCGCCCAGGAGATCGACCAGACCGTCGGGTTCGCCGCCGGCACCAGCGCAGCGCAGGCCATCGCCGACGTGTTCTCGCTCGCCGGGTTCCACACCGTCGCCGTGAGCGCCGGGTCGTTCACCCTCGGCTCCCCGGTCGCGTGGCCGGCCGGGAAGTCCGGCACCACCTACGCGAAGATCATCGACGACCTGTGCTCGAAGGCGGGCTGTCACCCGGCGTGGTTCGACAACCAGGGCACTCCGACGGTCCGCCAGATCGTCGACGTCGAAACGGCCACCGCCGGCTACGACTTCCGCACCCGCACCACCGCAGGCAGCATCACCACGTCGAACGACTTGTTGATCGCCCCGAACCGCTACCTGGCGATCGACACGTCGGCGACGACCGGCGACGTGTCCGCCGTGTTCGACGTGCCCGACACCGCACCGCACTCGTACGCGAACCGCGGGTTTCGGATCACGCAGGTGGTGGAGGCGCCCGGCGTCGGTGACGTCAACCAGGCGTACGCCGCCGCACAGGCCGCCTACACCAACTCGCCCGTCGCGTACGCGCAGGCGACGTGGTCGTCACCCGCAGACCCTCGCCTCGACACGTTCGACGTGGTCCGCTTGTGGGATGACCAGAACTGGTTGTCGGTCGGCTGGTCGTTGGTCCTCGCGCCGGGCGGGCCGATGCAACACAAGGCGACACGCGTATGGCGCTGACCGAAGCCGAGCTCGCCGAGCTCGTCGCACAGCTCGCCCCGACGCTCCTCGAAGTCGCGAAGGCGTCGGTCGCCGAGTCGGTCGCTGCGGTGCCGACGACCAGCTACCGGCCCGGTGTCGTCACCGGCGTGTCGGTCGCCGACCGCACCGCCTCGGTGCTCCTCGACGGCGACACCACGGCGACGACGGTGCAGATCCTCGACCAAGCCCCGTGGACGAACGCCCGGGTCATGGTCAAGTTCGTGCCACCTAGCGCGGTGTTCCTCGACGGGATCATCAGCGCCAGCCCGCTGCCCGCCGGGACGCTCGCCCCGTACGCCGGGCCGATCACCGTGCACGCCGACGCGGCAAGCGCGACGCCGACGAGCTCGCAGCCGCCCGCCGGGTGGCTGTGGTGCGCCGGCCAAGCGGTGTCTCGCGCGACGTACGCCGCCCTCTTCGCCGCCATCGGCACCGCCTACGGGTCCGGCGACGGGTCGACGACGTTCAACGTCCCCGACCTGCGCGGCCGTCTGCCGATCGGCCTCGACAACATGGGCGGCACCGACGCCGGCCGCATCGGCCTGTCGAACACGCTCGGCACGACGGGCGGGTCGAACACGCTGTCGACGTCGCAGCTCCCGTCGCACAACCACGACGCCGGGACGCTCGGCACCTCGTCGGCCGGGTCGCACACCCACACCGATTCGGGCCACACGCACGGCAGCCCGGACGGCGCCTCGTTCGTCACCGCGTCGGGCGGTGCGGTGATCCCGGCCACCGGCATCTACAACGCGAACAACAGCGCCGGGGCGAACACGGCGACCGGCTACGCGAACTTGCAGTCGAACGGCGCACACACGCACCCGGTGACCGGGTCGACGGGCAGCGCCGGCTCGGGCGCCGAGGTGTTGCCGCCAGTGATCGCCGTCCACTGGATCATCAAGGCCTAGGGGGAACCGATGAGCCTCGCCGAGTACCGGGTGCACGACGGCGTCGACGTCAGCCTCGTCGACCCGTTCGCCGACCGTCTCCTACGCCTGCTCACGCTGTTCGGTGGGCGGGCGCTGATCATTTCCGGGCGGCGTTCCTACGCCGAACAGCAGGCGTTGTACGAGGCGTACCTGGCCGGCGGGCCGATCGCCGCCCGGCCCGGCACGTCGCTGCACGAACGCGGCGCCGCCGCAGACCTGCGCATCGTCGACAGCTCGGTGACCTGGCGCGAGGTCCACCTCGCCGCCGGCACCTACGGGCTGTGCTTTCCGATCCCGTCCGAGGACTGGCATGTGCAAGCGGACCCCACGTGGGTCGAACCGGAGGACCACGACATGACCCCCCAGGAGATGGCGCACCTGCTCGGGTGCACCCTCGACGGTTTCGGCCGTGCCGTCGTCCCCGTCGGCGACAAGGTGTACCCGCTCGCGAACGTCGTCGCGTTCATCCTCGACGAGGTGCAGCGCGACGACCTGCTCGTGCAGCGCATCAAGGACAAGCTCGACTCGTGACCCCCGAGGCGTGGACCGCTGTCGGCGTCATCGTCACGGCCCTGTCCGGTGTGCTCGTGGCGTTGATCCGCACGCACCGCACCGTCGATGCGGCACGGAAAGAGAACACCGAGCAGCACGGTGCGTCCTACGGGCTGTTGCAGTCCATGGACAGCCGGCTGCATCACATCGACCTCAAGCTCGACAGCCACGGCGAACGCCTCGCGGTCGTCGAGCAGCACCTGAAGGAGCAGCAGTGATCGCATCCGAAGTCGTGCGCGCCCGGGTCTACCGGGTGTTGCTCGCGTTGCAGCCGCTCGTCGTCGCCTACGGGCTCGCCAGCAGCGAACAAGCCGCCATGTGGGCCGCCGTCATCACTGCCGTGCTTGGCACGGGCCTGGCGACCGCCAACACGAGCACGAAGCCGCAGGAGGGCTGACCAGTGGGGAACATCGCGTACAACATCTTCAAGGGCAACCTGCTCAACGACTACTTTGCCACCGACATCGCGTCGGGCGCGACGTTCAAGATGGCGTTGCTCGAGGGGTCGACCGCACCGGACCCCGATCACACGACGGTTGCTGCGGTGCTCGCCGCTGCGGCCGAGCTGACCGGAGCCACGGGCTACACCGGCGGGCCGGGCGGCTCGGGCCGCAAGACCGTGACGCTGACCGTGACGGTCGACAACGCGAACAACCGGGCCGACGCCACCACCGGCACTGGGTCGTGGACGGGGACGAACACCGGCACGGTGCGGCAGGTGTTGATCTACCGGCACGTGTCCGGCTCCGACGACAGCCTCAACATCCCGGTGATGTGCATCGACACGACGACCGGCCTGCCGCTCACCCTGGCAACTAGCCCGGCGACGACGGACATCACGGTCAACGCGCAGACCGTCCGGGTGGCGTGACGTGGCGACCACACCAGCGTTCGCATCAACCCCGCGCACTGGTTCCGCGCAGGTGTCCACGGCCAACACCAACCGCGACGGCACCGGCACCATCGTCGATGTCCTGACGGGCGTCGCGGCGGGCACCAAGGTCAACGAGATCGTCGTGCAGGCGACGAGCTCGACCACCGCAGGGTTCGTGCGCCTCTACTACTACGACGGTACGAACACGCGGCTCTACCGCGAGGTGGCAGTGACTGCGGCGACGCCATCCGGCACGGTCGCCGCGTTCCGCACGTCGCTGACGTTCGACAACCTCGTCTTGGCCGGGTCAACGCACAAGCTGCAGGCCAGCACGCACAACGCTGAAAGCTTCAATATTCAGGCCTTTGCCGGTGATTTGACGTGAGCTTCTACGACGGCGAACTGCGCGGCACGCCGAACAAGACGGACGCTGTGCCGTGGGCGCCGAAGTTCACCGACATCGCGACGTGGCGCGCACCGGTAGCCAACGAGAACACCATTTCTAACGCTGCGTCGGGCACGCTGTATCTGTCAGCGTTCCCGCTGTACCGTCCCGTCCTAATCGATGGGCTTGCCTGGTGGCTGCGCACCGCCCCCACGTCGGGGAACTCGGACGTTTTCGTCGCGCTGTACGACAGCGCCGACGGCTACTTCCCCGGCAATCTTGTCGCGAAGGCCGACTTCCTGGGCATCACCAGCGCAACGGGAACCGGGATCAAAGCGGCCTTGGTCGACGCGTTCACGATCAAGCCCGGGGTGTACTACTGGGGTCTCCTGCAAGTCTCTGACGCCTCAGCGACGCTCGGCGTACACAACGTCATCGCGGCAGTTGCCAGGCAGAACTGGTGGTTCGTGTCGCCGTCCTACGGCACCGGTTCCTCGCCGTCGAGCAACAGCGGCAACGACGGCACTGCGTTCCAGCAGACGTCTCTCTCGGTGCTGCCGTCATGGTTCAACGGCGTCGCGAGGGGCGACGCCAACGCCCCGGGCGGTTCGTTCTGGCTTTCGATGAGGGCGAGGAACCCGTGAACGTCAACGACGTGTTCATCGGTGGCCGCCGCGTCGAGTCGTGGAACGGCAACACCGGCACGTTCACCCGCTGGGACGGCGCCGGGCGCGTCATCGAGTCGCGACCGCTGACCGCCGAGGAGCTCGCCGCGCTCACCCCGGCGCCCGATCCGCGCGCCGAGCTTCTCGACCGGATCGGCCAGGCGACGATGCTCGACGAGATCCGCGAGATCGTCGCCGACGCGATCAGCGGGGGGACGCTCTGATGCCGACCCGTGACACCCGCAAGGCCCGCCTCGCCGCTGATGTCGCCGAGCTCCGCCAGATCGCCGCGCAGACCCGCGCCGACCTGCGCGCCCTCCCGGCCGCAGCGCAACGCACCCCGGCGCAGCGCACCTCCGCGCGACGCCTGCGCCAAGACCTCGTCATCGCCCGCATCGTGCTCAACGCGTTGGCGACGCCCGACGACGCCGACCTCGACGACGCCACCTAAGGGGCCGCATGGCTGACAACGTTGCAATCACTGCGGGCTCGGGGACGAGCATCGCGACCGACGACATCGGCGGCGCGCACTACCAGCGCGTCAAACCGGCTTTCGGTGTCGACGGCTCGGCGGTCGACGTGTCGACCACGAACCCGCTCCCGGTCGCCGCGTACGGCGAGCTCGTCGAAGCGATCGAGGCGCTGCGCATGGCCGTGCAAGCGCTCCTGCGCTCCGGCGTCGGCCTGTCGACGATGGACCCGGCCACCGGCCGTCTTCGCGTCGAAGTAGCGCAGGCGACCGCCGCCAACTTGAACACCACGGCCACGATCGCGTCGGGCACCGTCACCACCGTGTCGACCGTGACGAATCAGACCCAGATGGGCGGCCTGCCCGCTGTCGACCAGATCCCTGCGTTGATGGCGATCGCTGCGTCGTCCGCCCGCCGCAACATCTCCGTCTCCTGAGAGGACCCGATGACGACCACGAACGGGAACCGCAAGATCCTCGATCTGAAGCGCTGGGAGGTGGCAGCGCCGGCGCCGACGGCGACCGCCGCGGCCCGCTTCGTCGTGTCCTCGCGCCACTACCGCCAGCAGCAGCTCTACATCGAGTCCGCCACCGCGGCGTGGATGTATCTGCCGGAAGAGGATGGGTGGACGGCGATCGCTTCACCGGCGTTGGCGGGTACGTTCGCCGCCGGTGCGTGCGGGACCGCCACTGCGATCGGCCCTTCCGGGACGGCGACGGCCGGCACTACGACGACGCTGACGACGAACCTGACGCTGGCGCGCGACCTCAGGGGATACAAGATCCACTTGACGGGTGGGCCGGGGGCAGGTGACGTTCGCACGATTGCGTCGAACACCATCGGCACGAACAGCGTCATCACGGTCACCTCGGCGTTCTCGTCGACCCCGACGACGTCGACCACCTACCGGCTCCTCACCCCCCGCTGGTACGTGTTGAACGCCGTCACCGCGAGCGGCACCACGACCGCCAACCTGTTCAAGTTCTACTGCTTCGCCTTGAACACTTGGACCTCGGCTGAGACCGGCGCGACCGATGGTGTCGCCCCGGCGGCCGTGATCGGCACCGACAGCCGGCTCGTGCACACGCCGTCGTTCTCCGACGACGACTTCGTGAGCTTCGCGACCGGCACGGCGACCTCGGCGACGGGCACGACCCTGGTCAACTCGGCCAAGACGTGGACCACGAACCAGTGGACGAACTATCAGGTTCGGATCACGGGCGGCACTGGCGCCGGGCAGGTCCGGACGATCAGTAGCAACACCGGCACCACGCTCACGGTGCCGACCTGGACGACCACGCCCGACAACACGAGCACCTACAGCATCGAAGGCTGCGACGACTTCATCTACTACATGGGCTCGAACGCCGTCACCCTGTACCGCTACAGCATCTCGGGCGGCACCTGGACCACGCTGAGCCCGACCGTCGCACGCGGCGCAGCACCCGGCATCGGCATGTCCGGGCACTGGGTGTGGGGGTGCACGAAGACCGACTGGACCGACGAGTCGAACATCCAGAACGGCCGCTACATCTACTCGTTCCGAGGCGCCGGCGGCGCGCTGCTCGACCGCTACGACATCGCCCTCAACACGTGGTCCGCGGTCAGCTACGCCCCGGCCGTGGAGACGTTCACGACCGGCACCAAGTGGGTCTACAGCGGCGACTACATCTACGGCCAGAAAGACGCCACGAGCCGGTGGGTGCGCTACAGCGTCCCCGAGGCGAACATGGACGGCTGGGGCCAGTTCTTTTACACGCAGGGCGCCGCCGTGCTCGGCGACACGGCGTTCGACGTCACATACCACGACGGCGCCGTCGACATCACGTTCATCCACATGCTGCTGAACACCTCCACGACCCACATCCGGCAGATGGTGATCTGACATGCACATCGCAGACCTCATCGCCCTCGCACGCACCCGGTTGATTTACCTCTCGGCGTTGCGCGCCGACGCCGAACGCATCGGCGACACCGGGCGCGTCGAACAGATCGACGCCGAAGCCGCCGACACCCAGGCCACGCTCACCACCCTCGAAGCGCTGTAAGCCATGTCGCTGCTGCTGCTCCTCGGTGGTGGCGGTGCACCGCCACCGAGCGGCTCGCAGGTCACAGTCCGCTCAGACCTCATCCGGCTCGGCGACGGTCTGCTGTGGCTGCCCGGCTCGGGCGTCGCGCACGACATCGGCGACGCCGTCGACGGCGACCTCGTCTACTACGCCGCCACCGCCGGCGGGTCGACGTCGGCGACGATCGGCTCGGCGACCGTCACGCTCACCGCGTCGGTCGTGGCGGGCACGGTCGACGGCACCACGTCGGGCACGTCGACGATCGGCTCGGCGACCGTCACGGCGACCTCGTCCGTCGTCGCTGGGTCCGTGGTCGGTGTCACCTCGGCGACGATCAGCTCGGCGACGGTCAGCGCGACCGCGTCGGTCGTCGCCGGCACCGTCGACGGCGTCACCGGTGGCACGGCCACCATCGCCTCGGCGACCGTCACGGCGACGGCCTCGGTCGTCGCCGGGTCGATCACCGGTGTCACCGCAGCCGCCATCTCGAGCGCCACCGTCACGGCGACGAGCTCCGTCGTCGCCGGGTCGGTCACCGCGGTCACCGCCGCCACGATCAGCTCGGCGACGGTCACCGCGACCGCCTCGGTGGTCGCCGGGTCGGTCACCGGCCGCACCGCCGCCACCATCTCGGGCGCGACGGTCACCGCCACCGTGTCGGTGGTTGCCGGGTCCGTCGTCGGCACTGGTTCAGCACCCGGAATGGCGACGCTGAAGCTGGTGTCGGTTCGCCGACGCCACGTCGCATTCACCAGCACCACACGCCACCAGATGGTCAGCGCCCACACGCGTCGCCAGCTCGTCAGGAGTGCCCGATGATCGCCACGCACATCATCCACGACGACGGATGCGAGTCACTCGACATCGTCGTACGCGTCACGCCTGACCCGACCGGCGGCTCTGCGTCGTTCGCCTTGTCGACCAAGGGTGTGAACACGCCGGGGGCGTGGTCAGCCGGTGTGCTCGGTTCGTGGGACAGCACGACCAAGCACCTTGCCGTTCTCACGCCGACGATCGGCGCAAGCGCACTCGGCGCCACGCTTCCAGTCACCGCCGGCAACACGTACTGGCTGTGGTACAGGATCGTTGTCGGCACTGAAACGTTCGTCGACGTCGCCGCGATCATCGTCTGCCCATGATCTGACCGCCTCCCCTCCGGTCAGCCAGAAGCCCCCGCCCGGTTCCCCCACGGGCGGGGGCTTCACCGCGTCCGGTCACATCTTGCAGGACGTGAACTGCGGGTCGAACGTCGACTTGTCGCCCTGAGCGATGTCTGTGCCGTCCTTCTTCTCGCGAACCCAGGCTCCATCATCGTTCGTGACGACCAGTCGCGTGCCGTCCTTGCACTCGTAGTAGATGCTCGGAGCGAACGTCACCGGGCTCTTCTTGGCGCCGTCGTCACCGCATCCGGCGACGGCGAGCATTGCAGCGATTGTCAGGATTCCCCATCGGTTCATGCGGCGCATCCTGGCACGGTTGAGCGACGGCTTCACGCGGCCCGCGGCCGCACCGCGTTGATGGCGGAGCGCAGCCCGGTCGGACGGCGGCGCCCGTAGATGTCGATCGTGGTGGCGATCGACGCGTGTCCGAGCGCGTCCTGCACGAGGCGCCAGTCGGCGCCGGCGTCGAGCAGCTCCTGGGCGAAGGTGTGCCGCAGGGCGTGCGCCGACTCGGACACCCCCGCCGCGCGCATCCACCCCGACACCAGCTTCGACACGAAGTGGGCGGACAGCGGCGCGTCACCGTGCTGGGAGCGCACCAGCGGCCCCGTGGTGCGCCCGGCGGCGACCCGGTGGGCGACCGTGGCGACGTCGTCGTGCAACGGCACGCAGCGGGTCACGCGGCCCCGTCCGCCCTTGCCGCGCACGTGCAGCTCGAGCCGGTCCCAGTCGACATCGCCGAGGCGGATCGCGGCGACCTCGCCGCAGCGCAGCCCCATGCCGACCATCAACAGCACCATGAGCACGGCGCGGTCGTCCGGGCACACGCCGAGCACCGCGCCGACGCGCGACATGGCGACGCAGCGCACCGGACCCTTCCGCAGCTTCACCGAGCGCACGCCGACGGTGAAGTCGCGGTCGATGTGGCCGTGCTCGACCAGCCACCGGGCGAACGGCCGCAGCTTCGTGAGCTTCGACTTCGCGGTGTTCGGCTGTTCGACGTGCGGTGCGAGCCATGCCTC